CAATGTACTAACCTTACTGAATGTATCTCTAATTAATAAAAGGTTTATCATTTTTTTTTATGTTTCCACCACTTATCTATTGTATAAGCTATTGAAACAACTAATAGAATAATCTTTAGAGCTAACTCTATATTAGTGAATGTCGTTACGCTTAATACCGTTGTGTTTAGGACTGCTACTTCTGATATTTCTTGAATTGTTTTTTTTATCGGCATCTTGTAAATACGATTTGAGTTTAGTAATATTAATTGGTTTTGTCTTGTAGTATTTCTTCATTAGTTTAGATTTCCTAATACGTTTCTTAATGTAAAATTAGTTCCTTGATTTTGTGGTCGTTCAAGATTCATTCCGTTGTAAAACGCATTTCTATCAGCGTCCACATCAGCACCACTAGATGTTCCATATTCAGGAAAAAGTGAGTTGTTGTTACAAAGGTAATCTATCATTCGTTCTGTATAGTATTCAGCTGTATTTCTAACTTCTTCTCTTAGGTGCTGAGATTCCTCCGTTGTTAAACTATTCCCCGTTTCAGAGGTTTTTGAATATATATTTCCATTTTCTACCTTAAATCTAAGAAAAGGAATACAATGATATAAAGCCCAATTTGGTAACATATCTCCTATGTAGTCATCTAGTAGAGTCTTGTAAGCCTCATTACCTGAACTGTCTACTGTTCCTGCTTTAATTAATTCTTTTAATTTATTATTTAATGGTGTTCCCAAATGTGTTTCCACATAAAGCTTTTGACTCTGGCGTAAATAAGGCAAAAGCAAATCGGTTGAAACATTAAGATTAATTGCTGTTGAGTCCTTTAATTTAGACTCTGATATAAATAGTACGTAGCTCATAATTATCTTGGTTTGTTATATCCGTTATTTTTCATTCTTTGCGGTGCTATCGCTACTAGCTTATCATTTTTTTCAGCAGTAAACCCCTCAGACCTAGCTTTAGTATATCCTATTAATTGACTACTTGATATTTTACTTTTAGCTCCTCTTAATGAAGTCTTATAGATTCTACGCAAGAAGTAATGTCTACATTCAGGACCTCCTTTGTATAAAAATATATTATACTTTTGAGTTCCGTCTATTCCAAATCCTTTATTTACTACTTGACTATTAGCATTTACTAAGTCTTCTTTAGTATATATTTTTTTAGCTGCTACCATATCTCTACAAAACTCTCTGCTTGTTCCTGATTTGTTAGTTAAGAAATTATCAGTAGCATAAACATATCTTACTTTGTAATAATCATTGTAAGACTTATTTACTCCATCTTGACTACTTCTCTTGTTTGGGGTAGCTTTAACTGATGAAGCAAGTTCTAAATTTTTATCAGCTTCTTCATTTAATACTTGTTCAAAATCAAAATCATTATGTTCTCCGTCTACTACCTCTTCATCTATTAACTCCCAATCTTCAGGCATATCTTCTCCAAACTCTTCAATCCACTTAGAAAGTTCTGTAGCTTCTTGATGACCTTCGCAAGCCATATAGACTTCCTTACCTTCATAATCGTGCGTATGATACCCTTCACACCCTAAAGTCTTTGCACTCTCTAAGGCTTCTTCTATTGTGTCAAAAACAGGCTTTCCGTCAATCATTCCAACTTTAGCAAAGTCTTGTTTAAAATCTTCTTCTTCTTGTTTCTCTGTTAAGTCAGGTAATCCGAGGTCGCTTCTGATTTCGTCAGTCGTCATAACTTCTCTAATCGTTTCAGAATCAAATTGAATTGTTATTGGTTTAAGTTGTACAAACTGAACAGGCATATCCATATTGTTTACTTGGAATATCTTATGTAACACTTTTAAGATTTGCCCTTGGAATGGCATCACAACTGTATTTAAGTAAAAATTACTAGCGTTTAATAATTCGTCGGCCGAACTAGAGAATCCGTTAGCACTATCTAAGCCCATTAATGTTTTGCTCGTAATTCTATGACCGCTTAAAATATTTTGAGTAAGTAAATCTTGTAGTGCTAAAAATTGTTTATCAAGTGAATCAGGAGTAATAGAAGTTATTTCAGGAACTCTAGTCTTGTCGTCTGAGAAAGTCAATACAAATTTTCCTGCATTTTTTTCTGATGTAAATTTAGATTCTAAGCTTCTTTCTATTTGATTTCTTTCTTCAGCTGTTGGTATTCCATTTGCGAAACTAATCATAAACGAACCTGTAAATCCGTTAGATATATTATTTAAGTGAAACTCTGAAACTTTAGAATCAATTAACGCCCAATTATTACAAGAGATGTAGTCAGCCGTATAATAAGAGTTCATATTAGGACTGTAAAGACCTGTGTAAAGTATTTGATTAGGAGAAGTTCTATCGTTTACATTAAAAGCAGGAACTCTGTAAGGCTTGTTCGTTCTTGTGTTTGCCCAATCTCCTGAAACGTAGTAAGCGTTAGTCTTGCCAAACTCGTCAGGACGTTCACATCTAATCTTCTCTACAGGTATATGATAGATTTCAGCTATCTGAGTTCTGTCTTTTGACCATACAATGTTAAGTGCAAATGCTCCTTGTAGCTTAAAGTCAAATGCTACCTTTTTTAAGACCTCGTGTAGTGTTTCATTTGAATTAGCGTTATTCATAAAGTTCTGAAGCTTTACTTTTGCTTCTTCATCTCTATCTTCTTCATCAGTTATTACTAAGTCTTCTCCACTAATCATTTCAGCAGTAGCGTTGACAATTGCAGCCGTTATTGAACTAGAATAGTAAAGGTCAATTAAGAACTGTGGGTAGAGGTTTCGCCATTCGCCATTAGCGTCGCCGTACTCAATCCAATCCTTCCCTCTAACCTCTTGTACTAAAGGAGCTGTTGATGTGCTTAAATCTACTGAAATTATCTTATCCATTTTATTCTATTATTAATTCATCAGGGTCTACATCTGTACCTTCTGCGTTCTTTTCATAACCTAAGAACGAATGTACACAATCTACAGGAAATAACTCGTGTATTCCAAAGTCAATTTCTTCTGTAGTCATTAGGTCGTAAAATACTCCATCATAATAAATAGGTGGAGTTATCTCTTTACCATCAGGGTCGTATGTTGCAGGTATCTCTACTATCTTATTTATAAAGACTATTGCCTGAGTTCCATTTCTGTACACATCTTGAGTAACACCTTCTTCAGTAACTACTTCATAAGTACCTTTAGCAAGTAAGTCAGCATCTCCTTGTGCTTTTGTGTCGTATTGTAATTTGTATATATTCATATTATGAAGTTAAAGCTGCTAATTGAGTATCTGTTAAAGCTGTCTTATATAATTGTAGTTGTTTTACTTTTCCGTAGAAATTTTCTGCTCCTGTTCCGTTATCAAAACTTATTTCTGTTAAAACACTTGAACCCCAAGCTACACCTGAAGAATCTACACCAACTTCAGAACCATTTACCCATAATGCAAAGTCATTTACTTTCCATTTGAATGCTACCTTATTAAAGTTGGTTTCCGTATAACTAGAAGTAGATAAGAAAGATTGTAAAACACCCCCTACAGTTGTTCTCCCTATTATCTTATTAGAAATAGAATCAAAATATAACGAGCAAAAATTACTTAAAGTACCATCAGAGATTGTTATCTTTCTCCTTGTCAAGTCGTCACTTATTGCAGCCATCTCTACAAATAAAACCCCCTCTGTACTATTAATCAAACTACCTATACCATCTCTTGTGAAGATGTCTTTGTTTCTTGTAACTGTACTTCCTGATGTTGGAATGTAACTAGTTGGAAATGAGCCTGATTCTGCCTGACCTCCCCATATTAAAATCTCAGTAAGAGTACCACTACCTCTAAAGTCTACTGCATAGTAACTTGATGCTCCTATTCCTGATGTTGTAGTGCTAACCTCAAATCTTTGCCATTCTTCAGTAAGATTAAAAGTGTTGTTTGTATTTGAATTATGTGATAATAGTTGAGCTGTTCCCGTACCGCTTACTGTTCTTGCATATATTGTGCGAGAATCAGAAGCTCCTATAGTTACAGGAAGATACCACATACTATCTTGATTAGCATTAGATATTTTGTAAGCATTATTCGTTCCATCAGGAGAATTAAATCCACCTGTTAAAATAGGTGTAGTTCCAATAGAGTTATTAATCCAACTACCATTAGCAAAATTCTCACTATAAGTAAGTTTATTTGTCCTCTGTGGCTCTGCTAATATATGTGGACAACCTCCTCCTGTGTAGTCTATACGAGGTACATTATCTCTTGTAACTTCTTTTACTGAAAACCCTGATAAGTATGCACCTGTTGTTCCACTCCCATCTCTTGCTCTAATCCAAGAAGTACTTGAAGTTGCTATAAACGAGTAAGTGTATGTTTGTATAGTTGTAGGTGTTAAATTTAATAAACTTGAACCCCCTTGAGAAGTACCTACTTTAACTTCAACCGTATTATTATTTATTAATTTTTCAAAAACAAAAGTATATAATTTCCCTGATATTGTGCTAAACGATTGGTCTGCTACTGAAAAAGTTGCTCCATCACTCTGCATTTTTATCATTCCATTATCCCAAGTCGGAGGAGTTGAAGCGGATAGTATCCAACCATCTAAATTAGTAACAAAATCTCCATTAGTAACCTCCTCATCTCCTACAATCTCAGCGTAATTAACTAATCCTGCTTCATCTACTCTTGTAGCTGCTGTTTCTCTAGTAACATCCATATCAGCTGCTGTGTATTCTTTTACTGATACGTTGTCTATACTACCCACAAAACTAACAACAGCAGCAAAACTAAAATTTCCATTTGGACTACTTGAAGATGTAATGTATTCTGTATAAGTTCCGTTTGCAGTTCTTGTTAACCCATCAACATCAGGACTTCCATTTAACCTTACTTTAACACCACCTGAAATAAATCCACTAACTGTATAAGTTATCTTATAAATCTTAGTGGCTATAATACTTGCATTTGTAAACATAATACTTGCACCATTACAATTTGCAGTACCGCCTGATATACTCCAACCTCCTAATGGTGTCCAATTACTATCTGTTGCAAAATCTGTATTAAGTATTTTTTCAGCACCCTCAGTAGGTACAGGTACAACTGCATACAATTCTCCTGCCTTATATCCATTAGGAGTTACTACAATACTTACATCATCTAATAAACTCATTGTATATTATTTAATATTACTAATTGTGCTTCTAAACAAGCCTTAGCTTCAAATACACCTCCATCAGCAATAACCCTAGCCTTAAAAACATTTACTTGCTTTTGTACAGGTGTTACTCCTCCCTTGTTACTTGAAGGCAATGACATTCCAAGTGCTAACTTCATTATACTATTTGGTCATAGTAACCTATAGCAATTCCACTCGTCAGAGTTATAGCAGTAACGTTTAAGAACAAAGTTGTTCCTGCTGCTATAGTCGTATGTAGGTTAAGTGCTGAACTTCCTGTTACCGCTTGTATATTAGATGCAACTATTTCTGCAATAACGCTTTCTGTTACAAAGTAGACTGCATAATAATCTTTGTCAGTCATTGCTGTTGTAGTAAAGACATCACATCTATTCTTTCCTAATTGCTCTGTTAAGAGTTGTTGTACGTTTTCTATTGCCATAATTTTAATTTATTGTCCGTAATATATATAGTTAGTTCCTGAAGGTTCAGGATGTTGTGTGTATTGTACTTGTTCTGTTCCATCTTTTTCTGCTAAATATAGCTTTCCTTTTGTTACTAAGCCTTGAACTACTCCTATATTATCTCCTATAGGAGTAATAACTTCTGTTTCTGTTGATGGTGCTTGTTCTGCGTTAAGACTTGCTGTTCCTATCCAACTTACTTCATAAACCTCATACTTCCAATATCCTGAAGGTAATAAATGAACTTCTCCATCAAACATATTAACTGTAAGAGCATCAGCCTCATAAGTGAAAGTCATTTCAGTAAATCTATTATTGATAACTTCAGCAGGATAGACATAATCTATACTTCCATCCATATCATTAATAAGCTTAACTAAGAACCTTATCTGTCTTTTAGCTACAGATGTATCAATACGATTATCTTCCGTAGATAAGTATGCTTTAAAGTTTGATTCTGTGTAGGCTTGTATCATATCTACTATATAATAGAAAAAGTCAGTTTTTATTTGGAAAAGAAAAAGGGTAACAATTAAGCTACCCTTTTAAGATTATAAGAAAACAGATAAGAAATTTAAGATGTAACTATTGAACCAAAATTAAACCCTGCATTTGTGAAAGGTCCTGTTGCTATTGGATAGTCTGCTACCATTGGAAAAGGAGAAGCCTCCATTCCGTCAAAAGTAAGAGTATATCCTCCTCTATCTCCCCAAGCTGCACCTGAGTCCATAGTTCCTGCATTAAGTTCCATTCCATTAGTAACTCCTAAAGCAACAATAACATCTGTTCCTGAAGGTAAAGTTGCGTTTAATTGAGCAAAGCATACAAGTTTAGTTGCTCCTAATAGTTTGATTTGGTTTTGGTCTTCTTTTGTAAGTCTGTTAAGAATTACACTCAAAGAAGGCGTATAGTAAATACTGCCATTTTCTCTCGAACCCACGATTGTATCTGTAAGACTAGCAACACCTAAAGGCATTGTGTATCTGTATAAGTCATTTGAACCCATTTCTAAGTCAGTAACTTCTCCTGCTGTAACAGGAAGTCCTACTGTTTCTATTGGTGCTGTAAATTGGTCGTAAACTCCGAAATAAACGAATTTTATTCCTCCACTGATTCTATTACAGTCGAGCCCTCTACCTTTTGATAAGATTCCACAAGCCATTTTTTTTATTTTTTTAGGTTAAGGGAGGAGAGGTTTTACCCCCTCCTTCCGTATTATTTATTTAATTATGATACAAGTACAACGTCAGCTCCAATACCTACTTGAACACCTCCACTATAACGAGCTAATAATCTAATGTTATCTGAACCATCTAAAGTAGACATATCTAAAAGGTCAATTCTTGAAGTTTGGTCGCTTAACAAGTCAGTTCCGAAGAATAAGTTGCTTCTTTCTGCTGCTACTAAAGTATCGTTAGTCATTCCGTTGCAAACGGCGATTTTTATTCCTTCAAAAACTGCATCATAGTCTCCATTCATAGAGTAAGCATTCACATATCCTAAAGTAGAGATAGCTGAAATGTATAATCTGTAAGACTTA